GGAGGAGTGGTCAGTGAGGTGCAGCCAGCCAAGTCCAGATATTGCAATGCTGTCAGCCCTGTGAGGTCAGGAGGAGTGGTCAGTGAGGTGCAGCCAGCCAAGGCCAGAGTTTGCAATGCTGTCAGCCTTATTACTTCTGTAACATATTCACCACTTAAAAAAACATAAGGGCTATGCCAGTTTAGATAATATGTTCCTTCTGCGTATGTGTGAGTAAATCCGTTATCAGCCCCTTCAACAAATGTTATATCGCTCGTTTCTCCATCACCCCAATATATATGTGCAGTGCCTAAACTGGCTAAAAATGCGAAATAATTATTATTCCATTCTGCTGGTATGTATTGAGGAAAATATGACGGGTCGTCGCAATATGAAGATAATGTTGCTCCCCCTTCAGGTATTACTACCTTTACACGGCATATCGGTTGTTCGATTGCGTCGTGGTAGGGTTTTATAATTGCCCAAAGTGCATCTTTTGTAGCTTGCGAAAACTCACTTGGTTTTTTACCTGTTATGTTTGCCATTTCTTTAAATTGTTACGAGTTTTAAATAAACATCCGTTTCATCTTCCGAAGCCATGTAAAAATCTTCTTCCTCCGTTAACATGGCATCGGTTATTGTTTGCTCATAAGGGTTCAACTTTGAGCCAAGTGGAACCCTTTGGTTCATTCCCATACCCCATATCATAGACAAATTAGACATACCAAACGCTATTTAAAATAAACACAATACAAGTCTGTTACATCTGTATTTACCTTCAATAAAGTTACTCTGAACATAGTTGTCTCTGCAGGCTGTAACATTATATCAATCAACTCTCCATACTCTGTTATAGCATATAATCTACGCTCTACGTCACCTCTGTTCTGTATCCATGACAAATAGGGTAAGTTGACTGAATCACTTGCTGCAGGAGCAACTGTACAACTACCAGGAATACCATATGCTGCTCTATCACCAAAATATTGATTCCAGAAATGAATAAACTCACCCATATCTGTAAAATTATCTCCATTTACATCACACCACTCCTCAAATTCACACTCAATAAATGGATACTGTTCGCCTAAAAATCTTACTCTTATAGTATTGCCAGTTACTGTCAAAACTGGCTTGTTGTTTCTATAATCTATACCATTAATCAAACCGTTGTTCAATGTATATCGTGCCATAACTAAATAATTTTAAAATCCCAGCATTGCTGCTTGACGAACTGTTAACTTATACTCCTTATTATCTTTCATATTCTCTATCATAGTATTCAACATTATAATCTCTATATTACAATCAATCAAACGACCTACTAATTGATCATACTCATACTTGTCTCCTTTAACTCCCGATCCATCTCCTTCATTTATAGAAGCATAACCATCACCAAATATCATAGGCAAAATAGGCAATTTGTCTTCCCAACCATCAACTCTATAATACCATATCTCATCCACTTTCTTTGTCGGTTGTTCACCTATTTTTTGAAGTAATTCCTGTATCTTAGTTGAATATTCCCTTATCTCTTCTACTTCACCCTTTATCTGCTCCTGAAACTTTTCTTTTAACTCCTTACCTGTCTTACTTACCTTCATATCTTCATTATACACAAATTCGTTGATGTGTGATTTCTCAATTAAATCTTGATCTTCTATGTTCTGTAAGAGAAGAGATTTCTTGATCTCTGACTTACTACTCTTAATTTTGAAATCGTCAAACTTACCAATTCTGGAAAATATACCATCATCATGTGATAAACTATTAGTAATTTTATTATGCCATGAATCCTTACCAACTTTCTCCCATTCTGAATATCCACCACCTGAAGCCTTAGAACCAATAGGGGTTTCAGATATCTCCCTCTTTATATCATCACTTGTTCTACCCTTTTCTTCTTTAGTCTTCTCTTTATTATTACTTTTTATTTCACTCAATAATTTATTTCTTTGTCTGATAAATTCATCACGATATTCTTTATGCTTTTTATCACCAATCTCTTTTATAGCTTCAGGCGCATCATTAGCTTCAATTTTTGACATTTTCTTTAAACTTTCATGATCATAACTACCATCTTTATTTATTTTAAATTTCATTCTATTATAAGAATGACTAAATGGCATCATATCATGAATATACCAAATAGCTTCAGCTGAACCATCATCATTTACTTTAGTAATTTGTGACTCATTAAAATGCCCATACATATATGTCAACTGACCCTTTTTAAATCCTTCTTTAGCTAATTCTTTAGGATCTTTAAATTTTATATCTTCACTTGTACTTTTATCACTTTCTCCCTTCTTATTTCTCTCTTTCTTCTGTTCTTCTGCAGCTTGTGATCCTGGCTGAGCATATTCTTTTTCATAGTTTTTACGACCTTCTTCCTTCATCTTTTCTTGATAACGAACATCTCCTCTGGGATTATCTGTATCATGCCACTCTCCACTTTTATCAGTAAAACCATTTTTACCCTCAATTCGTTCTTTTTTCTTATCACCATCACCACCATCCGGTGCTTTAAATGTATCTGTAGCTTCTTCATTCTTTCTACGTTCTAATTCTCTATGAGCAGCCTCACGAACCTTAGGATCATTACTCAACTTGATAGCATTCTGTAAAGCACCTTCTGAAGCACTCTTAGCAGCTTCACCTATGTCCTGTGGTTTCTGTTCACCACCACCTTCTCCCTCTGCCTTAGGCTTCTCCCCACCTTCTTTGACTGGAACCCAACCGTTAGCTTCTTTACGCATCTTTATTCCACCCCATTCTCTTACTTCTCCCATCTGGGCTCGTTTACCTTTAATAATCTCATCCTTAATATCATCAAAAGTAGGAGCTAAACTCTTACGAATAAAGTCTCCCTGTTCTTTTAACAACTCTCTATTTTTCTGTTCAATATCCATTATTATTTAATGTTTAACTGTTCATCGACATACTTCATACACTCCTTAGTAATAGGATTACTCTCAATTGATTTACGCATTTGTGGTGTAAACGATTGTTCTCCACCACCTTCATAATTATCAAAAGGACTATTACTACTTTCTCCTGTCATTTCATCAACCATCTGATTCTGATCTGCACCACCATACATCTTCATTTGTTGTGCCTGTTGATATACCGTATTCAAAATAGTATCTTTCTTTGGATCTAACTTACGACCCATCTCCTTTTCAAATGCTGATTCTAATGGTACTATACCTGCATCCAATTTCTTCTTAGTAATATCAACCGCCATTGCCTCATCTTCTCTATCTATACCAGTAAATACAAATTCATAATCACTATCTATCTCTGACACTATACTTTTAGTTATATTTCTCTCTAAAAATAATAAAACTGGTTTCAATCCTTTATTCTTACTATGATCCAAACGCTGTTTCTGACCATCCTGACCAAATATCTGAGCTTGTTTCTGAAAATTATATCCTAACTCACTTGGATCAATAGCATAGGTGCTAAAAATCATAATCATTAAAAACTCCATCCATTGCTGAAATTCCATATCTCTATTATTCATCTGTAAATCAACCCACTCTAAATCTATACCTGCAAAAATAGGGATCTTGTGTGAATTATTTACCCCAGCTAACATCTGACGCCACGTCTGACGAAAATCATTCAACACATCCATATTCACATCATTACTCTTCACATTCAAAAACCCCTTAGGATTACTTCCCTGTTTGAAAAAGTTCCCATTATATTGCATACCCCACAGACTCCAAGTAATAATATCTAACAATATCTCTATCTCTGACGTACCATAACCATTCTTCTCTAATGCTGTCGAACGATTCCTCTGATCATACATTAACTCCCATGGGTAAAATACTATCTCTTCATTAGTCAATGGATTCTTCATTATATTACTCTGATATACCTGAGCATATCTCGGTAATTGTCCAAACATTTCATTATACTTCTGTTTGGATTGTTCTCTAAACCTTGGGTCTATTGTTTCAAGTAATCTGATAGTGGAAGCATCTATAGCGTTATAGCCAATCAATTCAAATCTACGATTACGTTCACATTCTACTGCCATCTGATCATAACTATAAGAGTCCTTTAATATCTTACCTACAAAATTACTCAAATCATCAGTTATATCCCATTTGCTCTTCAGTCCTCCATTATCCAAAAAATTAACTATATACTCAATCTTCTTCTTTTCCTCATCACTCAAATTCTTCTTTTTGTTACTATCCTCATCAAACAAACTCTTTTTCTTACGAACAGTATAACCAGACTCCTGTTCATTATTAGTAAATCTCAAAAAATTCTGAACCTGAGATGTACGTGTCTTAATTACCTGCCCTATAATAGGAGTATCAGCAACCTTCTTTAAAATATCGAAGGATACTCGTTTACGCTGTTGCTTGTAACCACCAGTAGACTGATAAGCCTCAAATGGGTCAAACAAAAACGAACGAATATCCTTCTTCTTGTTCTTTTCTAACTCTTGTAAGTAATTCTGTGCCTTAAAAAT